TTCCAAACGTAGGGTATAAATTAAACCTTAGAAATTTAGATGTAACTTTAGGAGTTGTAGATTACACTTGTGGTACTACACCTGCTACTGATGCAGTAAACTATGAAGAAAAAGTTCTTACATTAGCAAAATTCAAAAATGAGTTTGAAATATGTAAAGAAGATTTCCGTCCAACTTGGTCAGGAGAAACTATGGGAGCTTCAGCTTGGAACGACCAATCTCCTTCTGATATGTCAGCTGCAATCGTTGCTGATACTTCAAGTAAATTAGCACAATGGTTCGAGAACCAAATATGGAATGGTGCAGGAACTTCAGGACAAATGGAAGGGTTAATTACTCAATTTGATGCTGATGGTGACGTAATCAAAGTAGGAAATGGTATTACTGCAATCGGTGCTGCTATTGACAAGTCTAACGTAGAAGATGCATTTGATGCTGCTACTGCTGCAATGCCTTACGCTTTAAGACGTAAGAATGTAAACTTTATCGTATCTCCTGATGTAGCTGATGCTTATTCTAAATTGTTAATCTCTAACGGAGCTGCTAACGGTTTAGGTGGTGACGCTAACACAGCAATGGTTTACGGACGTTACACAGTTCAAACTGTAAATGGTCTTCCTGATAACTCTATCGTAATCTTCGAAAAAGAAAACATTACTTTAGGTTTAGGTTTAGCTAATGATGCTGATTCAATCCGTGTTAAGGATATGGATGAGGTTGATTTGAGTGGAAACGTACTTTACAAGTCTGTATTCGGTGGAGCTGTAGGATATTCTTACGGAAACGAAATCGTATGGTTACTAAGTACTGAAGCTTAATAGCACACAATTAAAATAGGGAGTGGGTAATTCTGCTCCCTTATAATACTAATTTTTAAATATAAAATAAATATGGCTTGCGATATAACAATAGGTCGTGATAGAGCGTGTAAGGACGGACTCGGAGGAAACTCTACCTTATATCTTTATAACGAATTAGCTGATGCTTTTACTGTGCTAAACGGTGAAGCTACTGCTATGAACGTATTGCTTACTGCTGCTTTCGCTTTTCCTTTAGAAGGAGACGGAAACACTTTAGAGCAATCAATGGTATCTGATAGAAATACAGGTACAAAAGTAAATACTCAAACATTAACTGTAACGTTAAAGAATATGGACGCAGCTACAAATGCTGAATTCAATTTATTAGCAGCAGGATACCCACAAGCAGTAGTGGTAGACAGAAATGGAAACCACCACGCTATTGGATTAGATGACGGTATTGACTTCACAGTATTAGCTTCTACAGGAGGTGCTAAAACTGATATGAATGGTTATACTTTAACAGGTGTTGCTACAACTACAGATATAGCTCCTTTATTAGATGAAGCTACTATAACTGCATTTGAAGGAATAGTATCTTAATAACACAATATCATTTAATATTAGCCTCTATACTTAACTGTGTAGGGGCTTTTTTACGCTTAATAACAAAAAGGGGTATAAATACGTTTAATTACTATAAAGACAATGTAAATGATAATAGTAAATCCTAATAACACAACACATACAGTTTCTGTAGTTCCACGATTTGATGTAGCTACTGTTACTGAAGAGGTTCAGGCGTTCGTAGATAGAGTTTCTGCTGATTCAGGTATTATGGAGAATGACAGTACTTGTGTTAAGGATTCTATTCAGGAAGATTATTTAAGCGTAGTTATAACAGACAGCTTTAAAGATGTTTCTAACTCATTAGATAACACATTTGAGGTTCTTAATGGGAAACTTATCCTTACATTTGATTATGATTTTAGAAGTGAGAGCAGATACGATGTAGCTGTAACTTACATAAATACTTCAGAGGTTATTTATAGAGGAGCTATGGTAGCTACAACACAAGAGACTCAAGAGTATAAATTGACTAATGACAAATTTTATTACTAAGATATGGATATTAAATTAATAACACTTTCAAGTTACACGAGACCTGACGTATATGAGATGAAGTCTCAGAATTGGGTATTGAATGGTAAGGATAATAGTTTTTATGATTACATAATCAAAAGAAACAATGGTTCCCCTACTAACTCTTCAATTAATAAATCTTACGCAACTCTTGCTTACGGTAAAGGATTAGGTTTTACTAATAAAGTTAGTGATACAGTTGTTAATGATTGGGCAATGCTACAATCGATATTAAGACCTCGTGACCTAAAGAAGATGGTTCAAGATGCTCAGATATTCGGAGAGTTCTCATTTCAAGTTATAAAGAACAGAGATGGTAGCTTAAACTCTTTAATACACTTACCTAAGCAAATGGTAGTTCCTTCTATAGAGAATGATGAAGGAGAGATTGAAGACTATTGGTACTCAAGAAAGTGGAGTGACAGAAGAAAAGAGAAATACGTTCCTCAAAGCTTCCCTGCATTCGGATTAACAAATACAAGACAAACAGAGATATATGTAGCTAAAGAATATACAGCAGGTAACGAATATTTCGGTACACCTGACTACTTAGCAGGATTACAATATGCTCAAATGGAAGAAGAGATTTCTAATATGGCAGTATCTTCTATACAGAACGGATTATCAGCAGGTTATATTATCAATATACCAAATGGAGATAACTATTCTGATGAAGAAAAAGCAGCATTTGAAGCACAAGTAAAGAGAAAACTTACTTCTTCAAGTAATGCAAGTAATTTCATTATATCTTTTAACGGATTAGACGTAGAAATAACAGTTACACCTTTCCCTGTTAATGTAAATGTACATAAACAATGGGAGTTCTTAACATTAGAAGCTAAGAATCAATTAATGACTGCACATAGAGTTATATCTCCATCTTTAGTAGGACTATCTTCTGCTTCAGGATTCGCAAATGAAGCTGATATGATGGATATAGCAGAGAAACAATTAGTAAAAAGAGTTATAGCACCTAAACAACACTTCGTATTAGAAGCAATAGAAGATGTTTTAACTCAGTTTGACATAAACTTAGATTTAATATTTAAGCCTCTTACACAAGAGGAAGAGATGGTAAAGGAAGAAATAGTAGCTGAAGATGATAAAGTGCAGGAGAAGCTCTCTAAAGAGGTTTCTGAGGGTGCTGAAGTTTCAGGAGATGAATCAAATTTAAATACATTATAAGATGGCAGAGTTTTTATTTATAACACCACAAGAATTAAAGTCAACTACTATCTTAGGAGGTAATGTAGACCAAGATAAGTTCTTGTTTTCAATAGCTAATGTTCAAATAGTGACTATTCAAAGGTTATTAGGTACTGAATTGTACGATGTAATCCTTGATGGAGCTGAAAATGATACTTTAGTAGGGGATTATCTAACTATATACGAGAAATTCGTTAAACCTATCACAAAGAATCAAGCTTTATCTGAATATATTAAGATTTCGTCTTATATGATAGCAAATGGTGGTGCTTTTAAGCATTCTCCTGATAATTCTGAACTAATGAGTGCTGATGAGATAAGTTCATTAGCTGACACTTATGCAGGTATGGCTGATACATATATTGGTAGATTTGAGAAGTGGTTATGTCATAATTCTATTCCTGAGTATAAATTATATCAAGATGAGGTTAACGCATCTAAAACAGTAACAAATAGAAGTGGATGGTTCTTCGGAGCACCATCAAATAGAGTACAAGCAAGGAGATTTGAAGAAGGAAATGGTGATTGGAGTGATTACTCTTACAAAAACAGATAATAATTATGGCTGAATTTATAACTTGTAAAATAACCAAAGCAGTATCTCGACCTTGTAATAATAGACAGGGTGGAATAGCTAAGTTGTGGTTATTCGCTTATGTGAAGTATTCTAAGAGCTTAAATTTGGTAAAAGACCAAAAAGTTGTAACTTTTCCATTAACTAATGCTTATCAGTACGAAGCACAGAATATATCGTTTTCAGAATCAACAGCACTTCAGAATGGTGGAGTAGAATGGACACAGAAGTTGAATTTCACAATAACTGAGTCAAGTGAGTTGTCTGAGGTTTATAAATTACCTAATCAAGACTATAGTGCAGTTGTATTGGATAGAAATGGTAAATATAGGTTTATAGGTATGCGTAACGGTGGAGAAGTAACTGTTAGTGCTACAAGTGGAACATCAAGAGGAGAAATGAATGGTTATAATGTATCTATAACTGCTAAAGAAGATAATCAAGCGTATTACATACCTGATTTTGATACAATATTTAATTTAGTTAGTCCTGTTAGATTTGAATCACCATCAGCAACACGCAACTTAGTTTACTCTAACTTTAATGGCGGAGACTCTATAGATTTAGATTGGGATGCTTCAACACAAGGAACATTACCAATAGCAGGTTATTACATATATAATAATAACTCATTATTCTCAACAGTACAGTCTAACAGCGTGAGTATCACCAATTTAGACCCTGCAAGTAGCTACTCTTTTTATGTAAGAGCATTTGATACAGATGGTAATTACAGTATTCCTACTAATAAAATAAATGTAAGCACAGTAAGTGGTGATTATCCATTTAGAGTTGCAAGTGACGGAGGAATAGTAGAGAGTGCTGAATGTATAAACGTATAGCATCTCCTAAAAAGGCGTGAGCGATTTCTAAAAAGGCGTGATTGATTTAATAAGTAAATAAATAATAATTAATAATAAATAATAAGAAAGATGATTAAAATTTTCCAAGATTCAGTAACAAAAGAATTAGTAATTGAGAATGGTATCGAGTACAGATATCCTGCATTCTGCGAGATTCAAAGACAAAAACAAGGGGATTACCTACTTGTAAAAACAGTTCAAGGTAATAACTTATTACTACAAGCTCCTTACACGAGTCTACACAATGAAGGTGGAACGGTATACGCTTCTTTTGCAGCATTAAAAACTGCTTTAGACGGTTACTTTAACGCTGAGGTGTAATGAGTAGGCGTAGAGTGATGATGATGCTATTTGGATTCTCTGATGAGACCAAAGCATTTATGACACGAGTTAAGGCAGATGGGGGTTCTACTGAATCACTAAACTGTATCGATAAGAAATTAGAATTAACATAATAATAATAAGAA